GACCCCTATGCCTCTAACCTGGCTGCTGCTAAGCCAGCCACCAACTCCGGTAACCAGTATTACGTCGTTGGTTATAAGGGTACTTCACCTTATGACGCAGGTCTGTTCTACTGCCCCTACGTTCCCCTCCAGATGGTTCGCGCCGTTGGAGAGGACACCTTCCAACCCAAAATTGGATTTAAGACCCGCTATGGCATGGTCGCTAATCCTTTTGCAGAAGGTAATGTTTCTAATCAGGGTCTTGGACGCCTCCGCGTCAACAGCAACCGCTACTACAGAAGAGTTGCGGTGAAGAACCTCATGTGATCACAGTCACATATTATACAAGGAGACCTTCGGGTCTCCTTTTTTTATGCTTTTCAATAAATAATCAAAAAAGATTATGACTTCATCTGGAGAACGCAGAACTGGTATTAACCCACTGAGCACCGCTGCTCAGGTAAGAGTAAGACAACCTATTCGTGGTAATTCTGTTTATAAAAAAACAAAATTAAAACAGATTGTTGATAGAAATTTTCTTCAACCCTCTGGGTTTAAGATGATTATTTCTAGAGCACCGAAAATTGCTTTTTTTGGAAACAGTGTAAATATACCTGACCTTCTCCTTGGCACTACGATTCAACCTACACAAGGATTGAAGAATATACCACAACCTGGAGAAGTAATCGAGTTTGGCGACCTTACACTTCAGTTCATGGTTGATGAGAATTTAGAAAACTTTATTGAATGTCAGAACTGGATTAGAGGAATTGGATTTCCAGAATCCTTAGAACAAATTTATGATTATCAAGAAAACACAGAAGGTATAGCAAGACCTGATTTAGAATATGGATTGAATATTTACTCAGATGCGACATTGATTGTATATGATTCATTGTTAAATCCCAACTTTAAGATACATTTTGACAACGTATTTCCTTACGCATTGTCAACAATTCAATTCGATGCTACCAATCCTGATGTAGAATACTTTACAGCACAGGTCACTTTCAAGTATGATATATACAATATTGAAGCAATTGGTTGTTGCCCATGATTGATTTGGATTCGATCCAAAGCATGTGGCAGAGTGATTCAAAGATCGATCCAGACAATTTGCACACTGAATCGTTGAACATTCCTGTTCTACATGCCAAATATTATGAAATGTATAACACTGTAATGCTCCTACGGAAGAAGGCAGAACAGCAACGTAAAAACATTAGACACGAACGATACGAATACTTCGCAGGAAAAGCAGACCCTGAAGTTTATATTGAAAATCCTTTTCCTAAGAAGATCAGAGATAAAGATACTATGCAAAAGTATCTTGATGCCGATGAAAAATTATCTAATTGTAGTTTGAAGATCGACTACTACGATACAATGCTAAATTATTTGGAAGAGATTTTGAAGCAAGTATCTAATAGAACTTATCAGATTAAAAACGCTATTGATTATATGAGATTTAGTTCAGGATTAGGATAATGGAAGAAGATTACTATCATTTAGAGTTACCAATACAAGCAGTTCGTTGTATTCACACTGGTCTAAAACAGGCGGTTGACAAGTGGGCAGGTGGAGACCCACAAGAACAAGCAGATATGATTTCTATGCGTGATCATTTCTACAGAATTATTCTAGAACATAAGTTTTCAAATAGTTAATAAATATCTCTAGGTGAGATTTTATTATGACTAATTTGGTCATTGAAAAGGTAAATGAAGTTTACTTAAAGATAACAACAGATCCACATGTTGAATATGAACTGAGGGATAAATTTACCTTCGAGGTTCCTAATATGAAGTTCATGCCTCAGTATCGTAGAAGGCATTGGAATGGTGAAATTCATTTGTTCGACATGAGAACAAAAAGAATCTATGTTGGATTACTTGATAAGATTATCGCATTCTGTGAACAAGCAGGTTATACTTATAAGTTTGAACAAAATAAGTTTTACGGATTGCCATTTGAAGTCAATGAGATGGTAAACCCTGAAGGGGTTAAAGACTTCATGGCATCTATTACGACATTAAAGCCAAGGGACTATCAGATTGATGCTGTATCTGATGCTTTACGTTACAACAGAAAGTTATTGATATCACCAACGGCATCTGGTAAGTCATTTATGATTTACTCTATTGTCAGATTCTTCGTAAATGCTGGTAAGAAAATCCTTCTGGTAGTTCCTACAACGTCTTTGGTCGAGCAGATGTTCAAAGACTTTCAAGACTATGGATGGGATGCTGAAAACCATTGTCACCGCATTTATGCAGGCAGAGAACGGGTCAATACAAATGAAGTAACTATTACTACTTGGCAGTCTGTATATAAACTGGATCGCACCTTTTTTGAAGAGTATGAAGTTGTAATAGGAGATGAAGCACACTTATTCAAAAGTAAGTCCCTTATTGGGATTATGGATAAACTACATCATGCAAAGTATAGATATGGGTTCACAGGCACTTTAGACGGCACACAGACGCATAAGTGGGTGTTGGAAGGACTGTTCGGTCCATCATATAAGGTTACACAAACAAAGAAACTGATAGACCAAGGACACTTATCTAGTTTAGATATTCAGTGCCTTGTATTGAAATATAAACCAAAGAAGTTTGATACATATGAAGATGAAATTCAATTTCTTATTAGTCATGAAAAAAGAAATAATTTCATCAAGAACTTAGCAATAGATTTACAAGGCAATACTCTTATCTTGTTTAGTAGGGTAGAAGCACATGGAAAAGTACTTTTTGAATTGATAAATAAAAATGTTAGTGAAGGAAGAAAGGTATTCTTCGTTCATGGCGGTGTGGATGCTGAAGATCGTGAATTAGTAAGAGAAATCACTGAAACACAAAAAGATGCGATCATTGTTGCATCTTATGGAACGTTCAGCACAGGAATCAATATCAAAAATCTTCATAATGTAATCTTTGCTTCACCATCAAAGTCTCGCATTCGTAACCTACAAAGCATAGGGAGAGTACTTCGTAAAGGTAAAGATAAAGTAAGTGCAAAACTCTATGATATTGCCGATGATTTAACAATCGGTTCTAGAAAGAATTATACCCTTAATCATTTTATTGAAAGAGTTAAAATTTACGTTCAAGAAGAATTCAATTATGACATTATATCAATTGACATTAAAGAATAAAAAAGGAGAAATGTATGGGTATCGAAGATGACTTTTATGCAACAATTAAACTTAAATGTGGTGATGAAATTTTCTGTAAGGTAGCAGCATCAGAAGAAGATGATAGAACAATGCTTCTTGTATCTAATCCAATTGTAGTAGAAGAAGTGGTGGTAAGAGGTCAGGTAACAGGATACAAGTTTGAACCATGGTTGAAGTCAACCAAGGAAGACATGTTCATTATGAATCTTGAAGATGTTCTTACGATGTCAGAATCAAATGATATTGAAATGATTCTGTATTACCAAGACTACACTCGAAAGATGTTTAAAGGAAACTATTCTAAACTAGATAGAAAGATGGGATATCTGTCTTCTGTTCATGAAGCAAAAGAAGTCTTAGAGAAACTGTATAATAATAGCTAGTACCCATCCTTCAAAGGCAACAAACCTAGTCTATATGGTATTTCGTATCTTGTCAACTAATAGTTAATCTGTTATAATAAGTGAAATGGATTAAAGGATATTATGACTGTCAATAATGCTTATGGGGTTATGCCAAGACCTAAGAAATCAGAACACTACGTCAATAATAAGGACTTCCTTGCTGCGTTGGAATTGTATTTTGCTCAAGTAGAAAGGGCAAAGCAGAACGATCAACCAAAACCACCTATTCCAAGATATATTGGTGAGTGTTTTTTAAAGATCGCCAACCATCTGTCATATAAACCCAACTTCGTGAACTATATGTTCAAGGATGATATGATTTGTGATGGTATTGAGAACTGTGTAAGGTACGTTCATAACTTTAATCCAGAGAAATCCAAAAACCCCTTCGCATACTTCACTCAAATCATTTACTACGCTTTCTTGAGACGTATTCAACAGGAGAAGAAGCAGTTGGAAATTAAGAACAAGATTCTTGAAAAGACCAATTTTGATGAAGTGTTTGATGCGAATGATATTGACAGCCAGAACTATTCCGATTACAATAGCATCAAGGATGCCGTTCACTCTAAACTTCGCCAATGAAGGTTGCCATCATCACTGATACCCATTATGGTGCTCGTAAGGGTTCCAAGTTATTTCATGATTACTTTGAAAAGTTTTATGATGATATCTTCTTTCCAACCTTAGATAAAATGGGTATCACTCATGTCATACACATGGGAGATGCTTTTGATAGTAGAAAAGGTATTGAATTTAGATCATTGGATTGGGCGAAACGTGTAGTGTTTGAACCCTTACTAAAAAGGGGAATCACAATGGATCTGATGGTGGGTAATCATGATGCATATTATAAAAACACAAACACAATTAACGCTGTTGAACTTCTTCTTAAGGAATATGATAATGTAACTACTTATTCTGGTGCGGAAGAAGTTAAGGTGAGTGATCTAAACATCTTATACATTCCGTGGATATGCGAGGACAATGAAAAAGAAACTTATCAACTTATTAAAGATACATCTTGCAAAATTGCGATGGGGCACCTTGAACTCCAAGGATTTAAAGCTCATCGAGGATGCATCATGGAACATGGTGATTCGAGCGAACTATATTCAAAGTTCACCAAGGTCCTCAGCGGTCACTACCACACTAGATCGGATGATGGACGGGTCTATTACTTGGGAAATCCATACGAAATGTTCTGGAACGATGTCGGTGATCGGAGAGGATTCACCATCTTTGATACAGAAACTCAAGAACATTATCACATAGATAATCCTTATACTTTATTTGAAATAATTTATTACAAAGACACAGATTATCAATTGCTTGATACTCGTAAGTATGAAGATAAGATTGTCAAAGTAATTGTTAGGCAAAAAACAGACAGTGTTCAGTTTGAAAAATTCATTGATAAGTTATATTCTTCAAATGTTGCTGATTTGAAGATTGTAGAAAACTTTGTCTTAAATGATGATGAAGTTACTTGTGATGATGTAGATACGGAAGACACTCTTTCTATCCTTGATAGATATATTGAGGAAGCAGATATTAGTCTCGATAAATCTCTTGTCAAGAACTATATGAGGGCAACCTATCAAGAAGCATGTGAACTTATCTGATGTATATACTTACAATTGCTGGTAAGGAAAAGGAAGGAGCATACTCTGTAATTGATGAAGACGGAGAACAAGTCCTTTATATCTTTGATGAAGAAGACGACGCTATGCGATATGCAATGCATCTTGAGGAACTTGACTATCCTTTGATGCATGTGCTAGAAGTAGATGATGAAGCGATGGTTAAGACCTGCGAAATGCATGATCATCGCTATACTGTAATTACTAAAAATGACATTGTGATTCCCCCTGACGACGCGCATGATTACCTTTGACGAAATACTGGATTAACTATATAATATATAAAGTTATTCCAATATATGAAAGTCTGTAAAAAGTGTAGGGTTGAAAAACCATATTCTGAATTTCACATATCGCAGCAGGGCGTCAAGGGACCGATTTACAAGTCTCAGTGTAAGGTCTGTGTGAGGAAGAAACAGGTTGAGAAATATCATACCTTGACCGAAGAACAGAAGAAACAGAGAAGAGAAAAAAGTAATTGTTATAACACCGAATACAGACAGCAATATAATTTGAGGACTCGCTTCGGGTTGACGACAGAAGATTTTTCTGCTATAATTGTAGAGCAGAACTTTATGTGTAAAATCTGTGGGGTCGGTTTTGAAGAGAAAGTCAAACCACAAGTTGACCACTGCCATGAAACTGGTAAAGTAAGAGGTCTATTGTGTCGCAACTGTAATACCAGTTTAGGTCTCCTTAAAGAGAACCCCGAAACACTCCGTAGTATGATTGACTATCTAAATGATTATCTTTAAGACTATCTCCTGGCGCAACTTTCTTTCTACGGGACAGCATCCGACCACAGTTCAACTAGATAAAAACCCTACATCTCTTATTGTTGGTCAGAATGGTGCAGGTAAATCCACGATTCTAGATGCTCTCACCTTTTCTTTATATGGAAAGTCCTTTCGTAAGATTAACAAAGGGCAGTTGGTCAATAGTGTTAACGAAAAGAATTGCTTTGTTGAAATTGAATTCGATGTCAATAGTGTCGAATGGAAAGTTGAACGTGGAATCAAACCAAACATCTTCAAGATCTATCGTAATGGTGAAGAACTAAATCAAAACTCTTCTGCTATCGACCAGCAAAAGTGGTTGGAACAGAATGTCTTGAAGATGAATTACAAGTCGTTCACACAGATTGTTATTCTGGGAAGCAGCACGTTTGTTCCTTTCATGCAACTTCCTGTTGCAAGTCGTCGTGAAGTTGTCGAAGACCTGCTGGATATCAAAATCTTTTCTTCGATGAATGATATTGTCAAGATGAGAATGCGTGATATCAAGGACCAAGTTAAGACCCTGGAACTGAAGAAAGAATCTTTGAAAGATAAGGTTGAAATGCAGAAGGGTTTTATCAAGAAAATTGAAAGTCAAACTAAGACTGACATTGATAAGAAGAAGCAACTAATCGATACTTATCAGAAAAATATTCAGGACAGATATAAAGTGTCATTTGATGTGGAGAATCGCATGGCAGATCTGAAGAAAGAAATGGATAAATTTGCTGATGCATCAAAACGATTGCGTGAATTTGGTGGTATTAAAGGGAAGATGTCGCAACGTATTTCTACTATTGTAAAAGATCATAAGTTTTTTACAGAAAATACGGTATGCCCTACATGTGATCAAGACATTGAGGAGATATTTCGGGTAAATAGAATCAAGGACTCTCAAAATAAAGCAGAGGAGTTGCGAAAGGGGTATGAAGAACTCCTTCAGGCAATCAAAGATGAAGAGGCGAGAGAGTCCAAATTCACTGATCTATCAACAGAGGTAAGTAACTCCCTTAATGAAATTAATACTAACAATACTGAAATCACTGGATTCCAGAAACAAATTAGTCGATTGGAATCAGAAATTCAAACTATTGTCGAACAAATCGAAAACCAAAGTGTTGAGCACAGTAAGTTATCGGAGTTAAACGAATCCTTACAAGAAACCTTTGATAATCTTGCCGAAAAGAAAGACAAGATTTCATATTACGATTTCATCTATAATCTTTTGAAGGATGGTGGAGTCAAAGCTAAGATTATCAATAAGTACCTTCCATTAATTAATCAGCAGGTCAATCGTTATCTGCAAATGATGGACTTCTACATCAACTTCAAGTTGGATGAAGAGTTTAATGAAACGATTGAAACGCCTATCCACGAAGACTTCACCTATTCTTCTTTTTCTGAAGGTGAGAAGATGCGTGTTGACCTGTCGCTTTTATTCACCTGGCGTGAAATTGCTAGATTAAAGAACTCAGTTAATACAAATCTTTTGATTATGGATGAAGTCTTTGATTCTTCGTTAGATGGATTTGGAACAGAAGAGTTTCTGAAGATTATTCGATTTGTCGTCAAAGATGCTAACGTCTTTGTTATTTCTCATAAGACTGGATTAGAAGATAGGTTTGATGAAGTTTTAAAGTTTGAAAAGATTAAGGGATTTAGTAGATTGTTAAGTTAAATGTTTTTTTAACAAACCTTAATTAAGTTAGCATACGCTGTGACAGTTTTCAAACTGGTAGGATATGCTTGAAAACTATCCCGACTGCTGTATGATATTCACATACCAGCAAAGCAACGATGACGATCAATTACGAAATCAAGTCACAACTTGCCAAACTCCTTGCTACAGAGGATTTGATTGTAGAAAATCGTAATGTAGCAACTGCTCAGTTCAATGTTGAGACCCGTGTTCTCACGCTGCCCATGTGGAAGCGAGCAAGTGAAAGTGTATATGATATGCTGGTGGGTCATGAGGTTGGTCATGCCCTTTTTACACCTAATGAAGATCCGCCGTCACATATCCCTCATCAGTTTATTAATGTGGTAGAAGATGCCCGCATCGAGAAACTGATGAAGCGTCGGTATCCTGGTTTGTCTAAAAGTTTCTACAAGGGATACAAAGAATTAGCAGAAGAGGACTTCTTCTGTTTGGAAGAAGAAGATGTTGATAATATGAATCTTGCCGATCGTCTAAATCTGTATTACAAGATTGGCAACTTTGAAGATATTCCTTTTACTAAGGATGAACAGTATATCGTCAACATGGTTGCTGATATTGAAACCTGGGGTGACACTATCTTGGCAGCAGAAATGCTTTACAAGAAGTGTAAGCAACAGAAGAAACAAGAATATGAACAGCAGCAGCAATCTATTCCCACTCAACAGAATGGTGGTTCAACTGAGTCGCCAAACGTTCCTCCTTCGTCTGGTGGTGATTCTAATGAAACAAATGAAGTTACTGAGGAAGAACTTAGCAAAGAGCAGTCTTATGGTGGCACTAACAATGATGAGGAACCAGAAGTTAAGACCGATCAGATATTTGAAGAAGGTGCTGAAGAACTGAATGGTAATATTGATACTGCGTCAGATCCTCGATATATTGAAATTCCTAAGATTGACGTAGATAAACTGATCGTCCCTAATTCAAAGATTCAGGAATTGCTTGAAAATTATTGGGACTCATATTCAGACACTCCTGAAGTATTTGAATGGGCTGATGGTCAATACGCTAAGTTCAAAAGATCTGCTCAGAAAGAAGTCAATTATCTAGTAAAGGAGTTTGAATGTAAGAAGTCAGCAGATGCGTATTCACGCTCCGCAATTGCACGAACAGGTGTATTGGATTGCTCTAAACTTCATACTTACAAGTACAATGAGGACTTGTTTAAGAAAGTGACAATCGTTCCTGATGGTAAAAATCATGGACTTATCTTTATCTTAGACTGGTCTGGTTCTATGGGTGATTGTATTCTTGATACAATTAAACAACTTTATAATCTTGTATGGTTTTGTAACAAAGTCAATATTCCCTATGATGTTTATGCCTTTACTAATTCTTACAGTGATAGTGATCGTTATCAATATGTAAGTGATTGGAAGGAAGTTACATATCAAGAAGTCCGTAAAGACGTTTTCTGTATTACTCCAGATTTTAGTCTTATGCAGCTTCTTACTAGTGGTGGCAAGAAAAAAGACATTGAACGTCAATTGCTAAACATTTGGCGTGTTGTGTTTGGTATTAGGAACTATGTCAATTATATGATTCCTCGTAGCATGGGTCTTTCTGGGACTCCTCTGAATGAATCCATATTGTGTTTGCATGAATTGATTCCTGCCTTTAAAAAGAATAATGGTGTTCAGAAGGTTCATACTGTAATTCTAACTGATGGGGAAGCAAATGCTCTTCCTGTATTTTCTTCTTATCAAATGAAAGGTGAAGAAAAGATTGGAACAGTAAATATTCATGGTGGTGATTTTGTTCGTAATCGCAAAACCAGACATACTTATAAGATGGAATATAGTTACAGTGGATTTACTAACATTCTTTTGCGTAATCTTCGTAATGCTTTTCCTGATGTAAGTTTCATTGGTATTCGTTTGTGTAACAATCGAGACTTGCGTTCTTTTATTCGTGAACATGAATTTTTGTCTAGTGCTGTTGAAAAGCAAATCAAGAAAGACAAAAGTTACACGATTAAATCATCTGGATATCATTCTTACTTTGCACTGCTAACTGGTGGTCTTTCCAATGACACTGAACTCGATGTTGAGGAAGGTGCCACTAAAGCAAAGATTAAGTCAGCATTTGTTAAGAATCTTAAAGCGAAAGCACTAAATAAAAAAGTTCTGAGTCAGTTCATGGATCTGGTCTGCTGACCAGTATTCAAACCGTCCTTAGGTGACCAGTTGTGTCACTTATTTGCCCTATACTATTTCTGTTGAACAAACAACCCTGAACATGACACTGTCTACCGAATACGTCGTCTCTTCTCTTTCAAATCTTTACGGTGAAACTGTCACCACTGGAGATGTTCGTGCCTGGTGCGCGATGAACGACATTACCTATCAGACTGTTAGCAAGAAACTTGAGTCTTATAAGGTGAGTCGTGGTAAGTGGGATCTGACTCAAAAAGAACAACTGGAAAAAACATATACTGCCCCCGCAGCAATGCCTGCTGTCGAACAGAACCTTATCCCAGAAAAAGATGATACCTTCGTCAAGTTTGGTAACTTTGTTGATATTAAAAAAATTATTCAGTCCCGCCTATTTTATCCTACGTTTATTACGGGTCTTTCGGGTAATGGTAAAACGTTCTGTGTTGAACAAGCGTGTGCTGCCCTTGGTCGGGAACTGATCCGTGTCAACATTACTATCGAGACTGACGAGGATGACCTTATTGGTGGTTTCCGTCTGGTTAATGGTGAAACTGTTTGGCATAATGGTCCAGTCATCGAAGCTTTGGAACGTGGAGCAATTCTTCTTCTAGACGAGGTTGACCTGGCATCTAACAAGATCATGTGCCTTCAATCTATTCTGGAGGGTAAAGGAGTTTTCCTGAAGAAGATTGGTCGCTTTGTCAAACCTGCGAATGGTTTCAATATCATCGCCACTGCCAACACTAAAGGTAAGGGTTCTGACGATGGTCGTTTCATTGGCACCAATGTTCTGAACGAAGCATTCCTGGAACGATTCTGCGTGACCTTTGAGCAGTCCTATCCAACGCCTGCTACCGAGCAGAAGATTCTTGAAGCTATTGCTAAGGAGTTGAATGTGTCTGATCAAGCATTCTGTAAGCATCTGGTAGATTGGGCAGATATTATTCGCAAGACATTTTATGATGGTGGTATTGAAGAGGTGATTAGCACCCGTCGCTTGGTTCACATCATTCGTGCCTACAGTATCTTTGATGATAAGTCCAAGGCAATGCAGGTTTGTATCAACCGTTTTGATGACGATACCAAAGCATCTTTCCTGGAACTGTATGATAAAGTTGATTCTAACTTTAAACTTGACGTTGATGATTTGAATTGATATAATATGGTGAACACTTGGTCCCTTCTATTTGACGAGTTAAAAATGAGTGAAAATTTTGAAGATCGGTATGAGGACAGCATTAAATCCAAGTATTGGTACGATTATGATCGTAACGATCCAAACCGTGATAACCCTTTTGTGGATGATGGATTTAGTATGACAGGAAATCCAGCACCAGCAGGTCAAGATACCATTACTTTTAGTTCTGATATTCATGCTGCAGAACCAGTTCCTATGGATGGTATTTTTGGTTCAGTGGGTGAAGATACACTTTCATTTGATCTTAATCTCAATACGAAAGAATCTAATCGTTACAAGTACAATGAAGATTCAATTCTTAAAGAACTAAGAGATTATATTTCTGGCACATATAATCAGCACTATTCTGCCGGTGATGACAAGATTCAAACTTTGGATCTGATTGAAGCATGTGGCGATGGTGAAGCATTCTGTCGATCCAATATTCTTAAGTATGCTTCTCGTTACGATAAGAAAGGCACTTCTCGTCGTGATATTATGAAGATTATGCATTATGCTGTTCTTCTGATGCATTTCAACGACAAGAATGCACAACGTGAAACCTACCCTCAATGAATATGAAACTGTCTGAGTCCACTATTAATCTTCTTAAGAACTTCTCTTCTATCAACCAGTCTATCCTTTTCAAGGAGGGTAACAAACTGCGTTCCATTAGTGTGATGAAGAATATCTTGGCAGAAGCAACCATTGCTGAAGAATTTCCAAAAGACTTTGGCATCTATGACCTGAACCAGTTTCTGAATGGTCTTTCACTGCATAATAGTCCTGAACTTGATTTCGAAAACAATCAGTTTGTTGTAATCAAAGAAGGCAAAATGCGTTCTAAGTATTTCTTTGCTGATGCTTCTGTGATTGTTTCTCCGCCTGAGAAGGAAATCACACTGCCTACTGAAGACGTTTGTTTTCAACTGACAGGTCAACAACTGGAAAAACTGAAGAAAGCAGCGTCTGTTTATCAATTGCCTGATATTTCTGCTATTGGTGAAAACGGTGTAATTAAGTTGGTTGCCCGTGATAAGAAGAACGATACTTCTAATGATTTCTCTATCATTGTCGGTGAGACTGATGAAGAATTCGTCTTCAATTTCAAAGAAGAAAATTTGAAGATTGTTCCTGGGACTTATGATGTAATTGTGTCTTCTAAACTTTTATCTAAATTTAGCAACCAGAATATTGATGTCACCTACTACATTGCACTCGAACCTGACTCGACCTTCGGTTGATATCTCCATGAGAATTATTGGCAGTGGTCTTGTAATCATTGCCTATTTTATTGTTCTTCATGTAGACGTGATGCTAGGAGTAGTCACACATTTTATTGCTGATCTCATTTCAATTCCTTATTTCATTAGGACAAAGTCATGGGATGTGGTTATAATGCTAACATTCTTACTTGTGATTTCTTTATCTAAATTGTTATGAAACACCTCCTCTTCACATTGAAGGGTTGTCCTTATGGTTTGTTAAATGATGAAGCACACATTCGCAATGTTCTTGCCAATGCTGCTACACGCTCGGAGAGCACACTCCTTGGTATCCAGTCACATAAGTTTCAACCTCAAGGTGTAACTGCTGTTGCATTGCTTGCTGAATCGCATATTTCGATTCATACATGGCCTGAAAAGGCAATGGCAGTTTGTGATGTCTTTACTTGTGGGGATACCGCTACACCGGAATGTGGTGTAGAATATATGAAAGAGCAATTGAAGGCAACTGATATTGTGTCTAATGAATTTGTTCGTCCTTTTATTTAGTTATTATGTCTGATAGACGAGATTTTGTCTGGTGCGAAAAATATAGACCCAAAACTATTGAAGATTGTATTTTACCAACAAATATCAAAAAGACCTTTCAAGATTTCCTAGATAAAGGTGAAGTGCCTAACTTATTGCTTTCCGGTCCTCCTGGATGCGGAAAGACTACGGTTGCCAAGGCACTTTGCGAAGAACTTGGAGCAGACTATTATGTCATTAACGGATCCGATGAAGGGCGATTCTTGGATACTGTCCGAAACAATGCGAAGAACTTCGCTTCGACCGTATCGCTTTCGTCAACTGCAAAACACAAAGTCATCATCATTGATGAAGCAGATAATACAACCCCAGATGTTCAACTCTGCTTACGGGCGTTTACTGAGGAGTTTATTGGCAACTGCCGATTTGTCTTTACCTGTAACTACAGAAACAAGATCATCCAACCCCTCCACTCCCGATGTGCAGTCATTGACTTTACCCTCAAAGGAAAGCAAAAGACAGAACTTGCAGGAAAGTTCTTCAAACGACTTCAAGAAATCCTCAATTTGGAGAAGGTTGATTATGAAGGCAAAGTCCTTGCTGAACTGATCAATAAGCATTTTCCTGACTGGCGTCGTGTTCTGAATGAACTTCAACGTTATTCTGTCAGTGGTAAGATTGATTCTGGTATTCTTGCTGCTTTTAGCAATGTTAAAACCGATGACCTTTTTAGATCGCTTAAGGAAAAAGATTTCCCTGCCACACGGAAGTGGGTTGTGGACAATCTGGATAATGATCCTGCTGTACTTCTGCGTAGTGTTTACGATGCTCTTTACACACACTTGGCAGGTCCTGGGATTGCTGCTGCTGTCCTCATTATTGCTAAGTATCAGTATCAGAGTTCCTTCGTTGCGGATCAAGAAATAAATATGCTTGCATGTCTTACTGAAATCATGGTGGAATGCACTTTCAAGTAACAGGTCTGTATTTTTCTAACTTTTTACCATACAATGAAATTTTTTATACCTAAAATAAAGTTATTTAAAGAGTCATTAAATCTTAATAAGTGGCCGGTGAATTGGTTCGATCCCAAAAAAGATCAAGAGAAAGAAAGAAAAGAAAGCATCAAAAAATTATACCCCGATAAAAAGTTCTAATGAAAAAGAAAATTGAGAAGATTATTGATAAGTCTTTGAGATTTCACCATCGAGATATTCATGAAGAATTCTCTGAAATGAAACTTAGAGCACAAGTAAAATCTAAGTGGTATTATATTTTTTGGGGTATAGCAACTATCTCAGTAATATCAGGACAACTTTATGTTGGTGCTGGTTATAATCAGATGTCTAAAAGTATTGACAGACTTACTGCTGTATTTGTTAAAGTTACTCAATGAAAATACGCCACTGCTAAATAGTAGTGGAGTAACCATAAATTATGGCTAAAGGAACTATTTACGAGCATAGAGAACCCACTGATACTGAACTTGCCTGGTTGTGCGGGATATGGGAAGGAGAAGGTTCTTGGGTCTATAAAAAGGGGAGAACTAGA